CAGCGGTGCGCTTCGGCATCATCATCGAGGGCGGCTCGGCGTCATACTCCTGGCACTGCTGCTGGATCGCGGTCAGCAGCGGGGCCACCAGGCGGTAAGGCCCCTCGGCGAGCTGCACCAGCAGGGTGTTCCATTGTTGGGCGTTCAGCGTAACGGCGATATTGGTGTTTGCGTCGATCATGTGGCCTCCAGGACGGTGATGCGTTGGTCGAGGGTCTTGATCGCGTTGACCACGGCGGCAAGGATCATCTCGGACGCGACAGCTAGCGCATCCGGCAGGCCGATACCGGCCTCGGTCACCGCCTCGGGGATGATCGGCTGGACGTTCTGCGCGGAGAACCCGATCTCGTCAGCCGGGTAGACTTCGCCTTCCGGCCCGAGCCGGTGGAAGTTGATCGGCTCGATCGCGAGGATCTCGGGCAAACCCACGGTGGCGGGCGTGATGTCGGTCTTCAGGCGCTCGTCGGACACGTCGCGGTAGGCGCCGTGCCCGCCGACCCACGCGAGGTTGTTATAGCACCGGCCATCGAGCGGGCTCATGACCCAGCACTGCTGGTTGTTCATGACCCAGATTGCGTCGCCCGTGGTGGTGTTGAAGTCCCAGTAGTAACCGCCCGCCATCTGCATGACGCGGCCAGAGCCGCCGGGGCCGATCACTATGTTGCTGCCGTGCGCGAACAGCGCGGCACCCGCCGAAATATTGCGCGCAGCACTGATATCGACAGACGCTGTAACACTGCTGTTGGCGTTAACGTTGCCGGTGGAGTTCACATAGCCGCCCTGCACCGTGCCGGCCGCGACCACGTTGCGTTGGGCGTTTACATCGAGACCAACCGTCCAGCTTTGTGCGACTGACCCATTGCCTGAACCATCGATCGTGAACAATACAGCACTGTCACCGCCACGGACGTACTGCATAGTCCCGTTGGCCCGCGCGTAGCGCCACGCCCAGCCGCCGCTGTCCTGCACGTAGTAAGCGTAGGTCGCATCGCCGGTAAGGTAGCCGCCAGTGGGTCCAACTATATGAGCGTTCGCTGTGATGTTGCCTGATACGGTCCCGCCAGCGAGCGGCAGAAAGCTACCGATGGCGAAGCTGCCGACATTGGTGTTGTCCACCCACGCCTGCAGTTGCGTGCCTGTCCAGTTGAATGCGTAGAAGTGCGCCGCACCCTGTGCATACGAAATACCGGCGCCGCCGACAGTCAAAGGCCCGGTCAACACGCCGCCCGTTAGCGGCAGGCGCAAGGCGTCCTGCGTGTCCACGTAGAGCTTGGTCGCGGCGTGCAGATTGGCAGTGGGCGCGCCCGAGAGGGTGAGCAGACCGGTCAGCACGCCCCCGGTGAGCGGCAGCCAGCGCGCGTCGCCTTGAGGGGCGGTGAGGAACTGGTTCCATTCGGAAGCATTGAACGCGTGCGCGGGGATCGCCGCCTTGGCTTGGTAAAGGCCGGTGGTTTGCCGCACGAGGTCGTTGATCGCGTAGGCGGCGGTGGGGCTGTGGAAACGTATGGGGAGAAGATCCCTGGCGGTCGGGGTCGGGTCGATCACACCGAGCTGATTGTCCGCGAAGTTCACGAAGAACTCGCCGACGGGGCGCGTGTTCGGGGGTCGCTGGTTTGATACCGAGGACCGGGCATTCTGCACGCGCGATGTCATGGCTATGTAGCCTCGTGGTTGGCCCGTATATACGGGCGGCTAGACAACGATACCGCGCAGGCCGAGCGACTGCTTAACACTGGCGTAGATGCTGTCGATCTGCGGCTTGGTCAGGATCGCGTTGTAGCTAGCGAAGAACGCGATGTCGCAGGCACCGTTGTTCGTCGCGAGGTTTGTCGATTGTGATGAACCGAGGATTTTCAACATCGCACCGGCGGTGTTGGTATACGACGTGGCATTCGTAGCGCTCAGATTCTTGGTCAGGTCATACGACATCGGGTTAGCGCCGCCACCGTGAGTGACGGCGAAAAAGCGCCAGTCGGTGATTGGCGGCGTGACCAGGCCAACGTTAACGGTTCCGCCGGAGAAAACCTGAAGCGCGGTCGATCCGCCAACATAGGGGCTATATCCGATATAGCCGTTGTAATAGTTGCCTACGATGAATACCTGCGTGCCCACTTGCGATGCCACGGGCGTCTGCCGGCAGGCTATCAGCGCACTCTCCGATGGTGAGTGAAATGGTGATTGCGTTTGCAGCGCACCTGTCGCGTTCTGGCAGTGGATATAGTTCGGGAAATACGTCGGCGGCCCGGCGGTAAAATTGGTGAACGCACCGGATGGGCCGACGTTCTGACTGGTGGCGAGGTCTTTGCCGAGATAGGCCCAGGTGTCCAGGCCAGCGATCACCGGCAAGGGCTTGACGATGGCGGAGGCCGAAAAGTCTACGCCTGCGAGGGTGATGGCGGTCGGCATGGTGTGGTGTCTCCTATGCCAGGCAGCAGATCTGCATGGCACTGCCGTTGCGGTAGATCTGACCGTACTGCACGCCGCCGGCCTTTGCTGTCGTGTCGTCGCTGTAACTGGTGGACGCCGGCAGCCAGTCGAAGAAGAACTTGGGCGCCGCCGTGTTGATGTTGACCGCGCGCATCAGGTTGGTCGCGTGATTACCGAGGCGGAAGGTATGGTTCTCGGTCGCAGTGGCCGCGTCGATTGCGCCGCTCGCCCCGAGATAGATCAGGCCGGTGCCGTTGATGAGCGTCGAGGAGCCGACGTTCGGCCCGAGCAAGAGGTTGCCGGGGACGCTTTGGCCCTTGCGTGCAACGTTGTAACCGACAAACACCGAGTTGCTGCCCGACCCCATGTTCGGATCGGACAGCGCGAACGCACCGATCGCCACGGTGCCTGTCACGGAGGGCATCACGCCATCGGTGCCGTAGCCGACCCAATAGCCGATATAAACCAGATCAACCAGATTGTTGCCGTTGCGCCCGGCGTGCGTGCCTACGTAGGTGGAGCGCAGATTATTTGTCGAGTTGCGCGACGCATCGGAACCGATCGATATAACGCCACCTGGGTTCGGATCGACGCGAAGCGTCCCGCAGCCGAGCGCGGTGTTTTGCTGACCAAGGCCAGAGTGATTGGCGCCGACCTGCATGCCCACATAGGTATTCTCACCGGACTGCATTTGCGTCGCGCCGGGTAACTGTCCGCCGCCGGTCTGCGTGCCGATCAGCGTGTTGCCGATGCCGATCGATTTGATGCCCTGGCCAATATGGGTATTTGCGATACCCGGCACGCCGAGCGCCCCCGGCGACGGGGTATAGATACGAAACGACGGGAGGCCACCGATAAAATATTGATCCACGACGTTGACCGAATTGAACGTCGGATCAAGGCCGGGTCCGCTACCACCCGCGTTCAGCACCGCCTGGTCGACGTAACCCTTGGTCGCCGCCTGCGGCGCGGAGGTCGGATCGGCCGCAAGCGCGATCGGGCCGGTCATGGTGCCGCCGGTCAGCAGCAGAGCATGGGTGTCGATGTAGCTCTTGGTCGCGGCACCGAGGGGGAGAGTGGGATCGGCGGCGAGGATCAGCGGCCCGGTCATGGTGCCGCCGCTCAGTTGCAGCATGCCGGCGGCGGATATGTTTGCCGCGAACGTGCCTTGCTGGTTGATGCCGGCGACAATATTCCCGGCGCTATCCTGCCAGACATACACGAAATCGGGCACGCGCGGATCGGCAGCGCCGAACTTATCGGCGCCGAGCGTGAGCGTCGTGGTCGCCAGCGTCGGCACGGCGAGGTTGTTGGTCTGGATCGACGGCCAGAACAGCACGCCCGCCGGGCTTATGCTGGCGCCGATATTGCCGGCGGCGTCCTGCCAGGCGAACGCGATGTCGGGATAGCGCGGGTCGAGCTGCGCGATGACGGACCCGCCAGCGACAGTCAGCGGGCCAGTCAGGGTTCCGCCTGCCAGCGGCAGGAACGCACCCGCGCTCGCGGCGTTGAACGCGGCGTCCACGTAGGCTTTGGTGGTGAGCTGGAGGGCTTGGGTCGGGTCGGCCGCGACGTAGACGGCCGGGGCGTGGACGGCGCCGAGCGTGTCGATCGTCACGGCGATGTTGCCGTTGGCGTCCTGCCAGGCAAGGGCGGTGCTCGGGATGCGAGAGTCGAGCTGAGTGATCGTGGCACCGCCATAGGTGGTCAAGGGTCCGGTGATGGTGCCGCCGGCCAGGGGGAGATAAGCACCGGTGCCGGTGGAGATCTGGCTATCGACGTAGGCTTTGGTGGCTGCCTGCGTGGGTGCGGTGGGGTTGGTGTTCAGGAAGAGATTGCCGGTCATGGTCCCGCCCGCACGGGCGAGGTTGAGATCGGAATACTGTTTGGAGGCGGCGTGCAGGGGCTGGGTGGGATCTTGGGCGAGGGTGAGCGGCCCGAGCATGGTGCCGCCGGCACGCGCGATGAAAGTAGAGTCGGCGTACCGCTTGGTGACCGCTTCCATTGTGGCGGTCGGGTCGCGGGCGAGGATCAGGGGTCCTGAGAGAGTACCGCCTGCGATCGGGAGGAACTGCGTGCCGATGTTCACCCAGCCGAGGATGATGCGGTTTTGGGCGTCGATGGAGGTGACGCCGAGGTAGTAGCCGGCGGTGGGCACGGGCGGGGTGTCGGGGAAGACGAGGATGCCGTCCTTCGGGGCCTGGCCGAGATTGAAGGGGCGAGTCATGGGTTCGGCCCGTACCAGAGACCCCACGCACGCGCGCCGAGGGCGGGTGGGTCGCCAAAGGTGACGGACGAGGCGGTCACGTTGTAATCGGTGCCGGGCTGCTGGATCACGCCGTCGATGGAGATGAACAGCTCGACGGCGGAAGACGGCGTTACGGGGGCACCGGTTCCGGCGAGCGTGAGCGGATAGGTGGCGGTGGTGCCGTCTATGGGGCTAAAGGGGGCGAGTTGCTGGGTCTGCACCCGGCTCGGGGCGATCGATGCGGCGGGGGCGAGGATGTCTATAAGTATAAGAGTACCGGCGAGGAGGGGGCGGAGGAAGGTGAGGGTGTTGGTCGCGGGGTTGAAGTCCCAATCGCCGGTGCCATCGACCGGGGCGTCACGGGGCACGCGGGCACCGTTGATATAGACATCCAGCGGTTCCGGCACCGTGGGGTTGACCGTGTAGGACTGGCCGTTGCGATCCGGGGTCGAGAGATTGAAGGTCGTCTGCTCAGCGGTCGCGGCGTAGGACAGCGTGAGCATCAAGGCTTTGGTCGGCGCGTAGAAGGGCACCCACTCGGTGCCATTCCATACAAAGGGCTGCTCGGAGGTGGTGTTGTAGTAGATCGCACCGGGTGGGATCGGCTGTCCGGTCGCTGTGGTCGCGGGAGGTGCGGGGTGCGCCCCTAAGTATAAGGAAGACAGACTACCGAAAGCGGCTGCCGCCTGGTTCGCCCACCAGCGGGAGGACCAATGCTGCCCGGTGATATCGAAGCTCGCGAGAAAGTGACTGGGAATCTCGTTGGGCATGTACTCGGCCCAGGCACCGGCCAGTTCCTGGTCCAGGCGCGCCTGATTCGCGGATAGCTCGGCATCATTGGCGGAGTTCGCGGCGTCGGAGGCACTGTCCTGAAGAGTTGCGCCTAAGGCATTGATTTCGGCTGCATTTTGCACGGCCTCACGGGCGGCGGTCTCGGTTCTGGCGGCCCGATTCTCCAACTTCTCAAGCTGAGATTGGACGGCACGCTGGTCGGCGAGGATCGAATGAGCCCGCGTATTCACCACGTCAGCCAGGGAAGCAATCTGGCGGGTAGCTTCGGCAATGCTGGGGGCCAGGTGGGTTTTGAGTTTTTCGATGGTAGATGGGGAGAGATCTTCATACGCGATCTGAGCTGTGTGCTGTACAGCACGGGTAAGATTGCCGAGGGTCGAGAGGGCCTGGTAGATGGCGTCAAACTCGCGATCCAGCCGATCACCGGGTTGCGGCGTGCTTGGGCGCCTCGTGCTGTGGTCCGTAAAGGAGAACGCACGGCCGGGTGGCTGGGTCGTGATCGACATCGGCGTTCCCCAGGGGGTTGACAGACTGTAGCGGTTGTAGTGCCGTAAGGGCAACAGTGATGCAACAGCTCGGGCGATGAGATACGTTTGTATATACGGTCGGTCTGGTTACCAGGTCTCCGCGCCTGTCTGTGATAGGATCGCGGCCGGCCGGCGGCCGAGCCAGGGGGCGGTTTTCGATTTCGAAACGGCCGCCTGGCAGACGGCCGTCCGAGCGACCCGCCGGGGTGCGGATAGGGTGCCGTTGACGATGCCGCACCCTCTAGCTTAGAGTGTGACAAGCCTAGTGTTATCAATGGGTTAAGATCGCGGAAAGCCTGGTATCGGGCGGAAGCCGTGCTAAGGGGCCAGCAAATCGTCGGTTTCACCGTTCGCCTTACGCAGCTCGGCAACTCGGCGGTGCAGCTCTGAGAGGGACATTTCAGCGCCAGACTTAGCCCCTAGATCGGGCACCAAACTACGCCCCGTTCCAAGATATCCGTAAAATTCTAACAAAGTTCGCGATGCAGCCGACCGAGCCGTTGGCGTTGCATCAAAATTCCCCGCGACTTCCCGCAACGTACTGAGTGCCAAAGCAACGTCGTCCTGTGTGGCGCCAGACGTTGCACGGGTTACACGCGCCATGGGCTGTCATTCTCTCGCATAATTCCGGCCGCGCGCATGCCAGCCACAATTTCAGCCCATGGCGCGTGGTCACCTTCCGCTTGCGCCACAAGTGCGCGCACAACGTCTAGCAGCTTAACCGGCCGCGTATACCGTGGACGCATCGCGATAATGCGCGCAATGGGCGCCCACGATTTCATACCGTCTGAAAGCACGAGCTCCGCCACGAAGTCATCCCGCGCAGCAATAAGCTTAGCAGGGTCCGCCGCACCGTCACTCTTGCGTCGGTCCCCCGCATAACCCGGCGCATGCCGTTCGCACCATTCCTTACCTTTCGTCGCGAACCGACCGCACCACGCACATTGCCGGGTCCGGGCCCGCGCCATCCTGCTAGTCTCAGGCGTGTAGGGTATTAAGTCAGCTTTGGTCATACCTGACCGTATCGCGAATCGGCCCCACAGAAAAGTTGCTTATGTTGTCATCTTTTCCTTGACAGCAACCGCACCCGCCACTAAATGACACCTATCAGCGAGGCCAATCAGGGCCCGCCGCATTGGAGCGAAAGCCCATGTCCGCACGTAATTTCATATTCTACCGCGGCCCATCAATGCTAGATGGCGCACCTATACTGGCAGTCGCCACAATTCAACGCTCTTCGAACGTAAAAACCGGCGCCATGGTGCAAACCTGGATCATGCGCGACGATATCAATCCTATCGACGCTGCTAGACAGGGACTGGACTTTTCGATTTGCGGTGATTGTCAGCACCGTGGACAGCATAATGACGCTGGCGAAAGAATACCCTCCACGCGTTCCTGCTATGTGCGGCTCGATACCGCCCCGTTGAACGTGTGGAACACCGCGCGTCGCGGCCGGTATGATGACCTATCAGCCGACCTACCTATTGCGGCCGAACGTGTCGCTGGCAAGCTGCTCCGCCTTGGGTCATATGGTGATCCCGCCGCTGTCCCCTATGCTGTATGGGAGACCCTCTTAGCCAATGTCGCTGGCCGCACCGGTTACACGCACCAATGGCGCAGCTTTCCTGAGTTCTCAGCTTGGGTTATGGCAAGCTGCGATAGCAGCGCTGATAGAGTTGCCGCGCGCGTCCTAAACTTTCGTACCTTCCGCGTCGCACCCGCCGCAAACTACACTCGCGAAGCGGGCGAAATCCTCTGTCCCGCTTCCGCCGAAGCCGGCAAGCGTACCACGTGCGCAGCGTGCAAGGCGTGCGGTGGGCACTCCGCCCGTGCCAAGGCTGACGTTATGATCCCTGCCCATGGCACCGGTCGAAAGTTGGTCGCATGACACTGCGACTCTTCAAAGTCATGGCAGACCGTTTCGACGCGGAATGGCAGACCGTTGCTTAACCCTCCACGCCTCGCAAGGAACCCCGCTATGAAAACCTCTCGTCAATCCGACAGCGTCACTTGGTGGAAGATGGGCCGCAATGCCGCGACCCTCTACGGCCTCGATCGCGCGCTGCAAATGTCGGCCGACATTCGCCAGAGCGGCGCCCGCCTGCTGTTCCGCTCCGGCGCCCTAGGCGAGCGCAAGCCCCGTACACGCCCCACAAGGAACCCGCTATGACTTACATCCAAGCATCCCTGCACTGCCCCCGCATCGGCCGGGCAGACTACCTCGCTGGTAAAACCCTCTGCGCTAATCCGTATGTCGCCGGGACCTATTGCGCCCGCCTCTGGGCAGATGGCTGGCTGCGCCAGTGGATGGGGGCGTGACCATGACCCCCACCATAACCTTTGAAGCATGCCAGGATCGTCCCAACTATTGGGATAACCTCCCCCATGCACGTCGCGCCCACGATGGCCGCAATGGCGACTGGCGCATGTCCCATACTCGCATCGCCAAATCATTCTCAACCTTTACTCTCGCCGAACGATACGCTAGACGCATCCTGGGCCAGCGACCGGGT